ATCGGCTGACTGACGTGGGTGTAGGTATGCAGCATATAGTTCACCCATACGAGGCAATGCCTTGTTTGTGCGTAGTGATACAACAGCGTTACGGATGTCCGCAACTGTCATTGTGTCTACTGGGAGGATTCCTGATGATGCAGTTGGAGCAGTTCCTGATGGACCGTTTGAGTAGATCACGTTAGTTCCTGCTGACAGGACCTGACCTACAACGTTGTCGATAGAATCTGCTGCGTTGTACGCGATGATGTCAGCAAGTGCTGAGTCAACATCGTTGAATGAAGTTAGGTTTAACTTCTTTGTTGTTGTAACTGCTGAACCGTATTCGTTCAGTGTTACTGTAACCTGTGATGGGTTACCTAGTGCAATGCTTGAAACATCAGTAGATTCATTCAATGTAGATGTAGCTTGTGCCAAATCTGAGTAGATTGAGAATACAACTGATGATCCTGGCATAGCCTGTTGTACTGGCTTCACGTCAGCAAGTGAACGCATAACAGGAATGGAACGTAGTGCCATTCTTACATACTGATCGTATGCTGTTCTTACGAGGTTGCTGATTTCGGAGGTGCCAGTGGGGGTACCTGTAGGTACTGCCATTTGTCTAGCCTTTCGTTAGGATCGGATTTTAGAGTCCAGACATCCTAATGATTTCATCCAGTTCTTCCTTACTGTTTGCATTTACTAACTTGTGCATAACGCTGTCATTATGACCAGGAGATGATCCTGATTCAACAGCATTAGTCATACGTCGGTATGCAGCAGCTTGGGCTGGATCTACATTAGGTGTTGCCTGGTTTTGATTAGTCTCAATACCGAATACATCGGCATAGTCCTCTAACCATTTAGACACAGACTCCTCAGTTGGGTCAATGTCCTGTGGAATAAATGAAGCAATTTTGCTATTTATCCCGCGACTTTCGAGGGCATCTTTGATTGTTCGTTCTCTTTGCGCTTTATTTAGATTTTCAAACTGTGCCTTTAGTTCGGCCAGTTCCTTATCTTTTTGCTTAGTAGCCTTGCGCAGTTGTTTTACGAGATCATTGCTGGTGTCTTCCATATCGAAGTCATCATCCTCGTAGTCATAGTTGGACATAGGTCCTTCTCCCATTCTTTGTTAGATTGACGCAAGCCTCATAGTCACCTTGGGGCGGGTGGTATGGCTCTTGCTACTGGTTTTATTGTCACTCCAATGGACCAGTCATCCCATTGGCAGGCTTTGTTTATAGTACGCCAGCTCTGTCTCTAGCGATTGCACCAACACCAGACCTGCCGCTAAATGCGGAAGTCTCTAGTTCGGTTAACTTCTTGCGCTGTTTTTGCGCTTCTACTTGACCAGGAAGGTTGAAGATTTCCTGCTCTGCAGTTGCCTGTGTGTAAGGCCCCTGCTTGTAAATTTCTGATAGTTGTGATGCTCGTGGAAGTATCTGTGCTGCAGTCTGGTAACCCTGGTCTGCTTGCTCCTTAGTTACACCGTAGCGTTGTAGATATTCAGCATCTGCTGCGCTAGTAGTTAGGCCAGCGCGTACTGCTGCTCCACCAATTTCTGCTGCTGTTACCTTGCGCTTGATATCTTCAATAGCCTTAGAAGGGTCGAGTGTATAAGCCAAAATGTCACCCTGAGAGATGCCTGGGTAGAAAGTCCTAAGAGCCTGAGCTACTTCTGGATTGGCATTGATAACACGTCTTTGTGCAGTAGAGATACGATCTTCTAACTCCACGTCGCTGACATCTCCTGCAATTAGTTTTTCAAATCCTTCTTGGCGACCCATCTCACCACGTGTGTAGTAAGACTCTGGCAATCCATAGCGTCGCATAATATCCTGATAAGCGTCTTCTTTTCCAATGTACTCTGCCTCTGACAAAGCACGAAGACCTTTGGCTACACGTTGAGCGTTGGCTGCAAAACGCTTCTTGTACGCATCTGTCTGACGCAAACGAAGCGTAAACTCTGGACCAGAGATACCCTCTTCAATAAAGGTCTTAAGTTCTGGTACTAGGGCGCCAATACCTAAGTCATTAAATTGCTGATATAGCAAATCATATGCAGACTTTCTTTGTGCTTCTTGTGCTCCACTTTTTGCAAGAACTCTAGTACTTCCATTTGAAAGTACCGCTGTTACATCACCAGTTGTTGGGTCTGAATAGGTGCTAACAATCGTCGCGCCGTCAGGTAAGGCGCCACCGCCACCGCCGCCGCCACCGCCACCACCGCCACCGCCACCGCCGCCAGAAGAAGCTGTTTTGGGAATAAAATTGCCCGCAGCATCTTGAGTATAACTAGCACCAATATATGCTGAACCACCTTCTCCTGTACGAAGAATTAACGTTCCAGATGTTGGATCATAAGCATATCCAGTGACGTTAGTAAATGGATCATAAAAAGCATCTTTGGGTGAATTAGCTTTTCCAGTTGAATCCACACCATAGACTGCTGCGCGAACATTTTCTGGAAGCAAATCTCCGCCGACTCCGCCAGTCTTGTTCCATTTAATTGCTTTGGAGCCTGCGCCACCAGCTCCAGAACCAACCACTCCACCCGTTGCTGGATCAATGACATCACCAAGAGTAAGAGCATACTCTGATGATCCACCCATTTGCACAAATTGTTTGTTTTGCTCAGGATCGTTTAAGTTAATATAGATACTATCAGCCATTGTTTATCCCTGGAATCCTAACTGTTGTAGAACATTAAGTCCGATACCTGATACTTCTTGACGAGCATTGTTTGTGTACTGCCAGCGTGGGTCCTTACGCAATGCACGTTCCCAATCGTAGATAGTCATTTCCTTATCAGGACCGATAGCAGAACGCAATGTCTTGTCATCTAGTCCAATAGTCTGTGGGTTAATCTCAAGTACTGAAGACATAACATTCTTGTATGGTGAGTAGATAGTCTCTAGGTCAACGCCAAGATCTAGCAGTGAGCCAACCTTTTCAGGCAGACCTAACTTTGCTGTCTGGCGAATAACATTCTTGAAAGTATCTGGTGATTCACCTTGAAGAATCTTTGAGAGCCAAGTCTGCGCTTGAGTTCCAAACTGCTTATCAAAGTCAAGGCCGTTAGCTGCAGCGGTTGCCTTCAATGATGCAAGAGCACCACCTGCCGCACCGCCTAGAGTTTTACCTGGAGCGTATGAGAACTTAGCGCGGATGAGTCCGTCTACTAAAGATGAGCTAGCACTAACTCCCATAGATAAAGCGTTGTTGACTACATCATCAATCTCATCTTCGCCAAGTGTTACACCTAGCGCAAGAGCACGGTCTACAATTGACTGACGGATGTCACGTGTTTGACCTGCTTGCTTAGTTCCCTTGAAGCGTGGATCCGTACGAAGCAATGCTTCGAAATCTGCAAACTTCATACCACCTGCATCAGTAAATGCTTTGGTAAGTAATGGGTCAGTAGGCTTAATGCTACTTGCAGGAATGTCAAAGTACTGAGACATTAAGTTAATGTAGTTACCGTATACGCCATTAAGGTCATAGCCATTCTTGAGCAAATCCTGAACAAACTTGTTCTGCCCTTGTCCTGCTCTTTGACGAATCAAAGATGAGAACTTATCTACACTCTCTCCATTAAGAATAGAGTTTAACCAAGTATCCTTTTGATCTGCAAAGTCTATGTCAAGATCAAAACCGTTGTTCTGGGCTATACGACGTAGAGTCTGTAACGCCGTACCCGCTTCTCCACCTACTGCTGCTGTTCCAAACTTACCAGCACCTGTAACAGCCTTACGAATCTTGACCGTATCTGTTTCGTTAGCATAGTCATAGATATCTGTTGCAAGAGTACGAGCAGTTGTGTCATCTAATTCTTTGCCTTGGCTAATCGCCTCTTCTTTGAGAGCCTGAATTACCTTTGCAAGACCACGACCATACTCAGATGTCTTGTCTAGTTCAGCAAGTTTCTTCTGGTAATCAGGATCATCTGTCTTTAGTTTGCTGACAAGTGCATCGTATTGGCGCTTATAGAATCCACGCTGACGAATTGGGCCAGCGTTGGTCTTGAACCAACTTGTATTTTCAAGAAGGTTGGTGAACTGGTCAACTGTAAAGTCATCATTAGGATCATCAATTTTGCCTAATGCCTTGACAAGCAACGCTTTGAGTTCATCGTTGCTCTTGAAGATTTCATCAATAGCGCCGTAGTTCTTTTCAGCAGCAGCAAAAACCTTACCAAAATCTGTTGCAGTAGTTGCAGTAGTATCAGTATCGGTAGTATCAGTTTTTACTGTTCCTTCACCTACTACTTTGCCATCTTTGTATGTCTTGCCATCTCTAGTTCCAGAAAACAACTTTCCATTAAGGTAGGTAACACCATCTGTAGTTGTGTATACCTCTGTTGGTTCTTCTGTTTTGGTATCATCAGTTTTAGTTCCAGCAGTTACAACCTTGCCGTCTTTGTATGTCTTGCCAGCCCTAGTACCAGAAAATAGTTTACCGTTTAGATAAGTAAGACCGTTTTTAGTTGTGTACTGTTCAGCAGTGGTCTTTACTTCTTTACCGTCTTTATCCCAAGTCTTTCCGTCTAAAGTCCATTGACCTGTGGCTGAGTTAAACTTAGCAGTAGCTGGCACACCAATAGGACGATTACCTGTGGTGGCTGTCTTCTTAGCGGCAAGGGCTGTAGCAAGTTTATCTTTGCTTGCCTTTAGTCTGTCATCAAGAGCTTTAGTATCTTGCCCTGAATCTTTAGCCTTTTTGATCTGCTCATTAAGAGAACTAATCAATGCGTTGAGAGATCTGGCATCAGCCGTTGATTTAGCTATTGTAGCATTCTTGTTATAGTCAGCCTTGGCTGCGTCGTTAGCAGACTTATATGCCTTGAGCTTTGCTGCCTCTGCATCTTTTGCTGCGTTAAGAGCTGCCTTTATTTTTTCATAATTAGGAGACTTTGTTGATGTCTCGTCAAAAGCGCGTTGTGCCTTGAGACGTGCTGCCTTGGCTACATCGTAGGCCTCTGCTGCACGTTTTACCTGTGGATAATCTGATGCCTTATACGCCATTACTTAACACCTATCGCTGTCTTGAAAGCATCGTAGAGGCCAAAGATTTTGTTCTGCTTGGCTTCATCTGTCTTAGCAATCTGCTGGTACAAAAACTCTCCAGTATCAGCACCGCCTGTAGTTGTGGCTTCAATGCCACCGCCCTTTGCCTTCTTGTAAGTAGTCTTGACTGGCATAGCCTTTTCACGCTCAGTGGCAGCTTTGTAATACTTATCAAACTGTTCTTCTGAAAGTCCTCGACCAATAAGATCTTGCGCTACTTCGTTTGCAACTTTGCGAATTTCTGTTTTAGTAGATACTCTTTTTTGAGTATATGGCTTTGGAACTCCATCGCCTGTTCCCATACCAGCTCTAGTATCAGCAATGTCCTTAAGATAGCTAGTTAAATCAAACTTTCCAGTAGCAAGACGTTGCGGGTCATTGGCCTGAAGCAGTGAGATTTCAGAACTAAAGTTTCGTGATGCGTCTAGGAAAGCCTCGCGTACTGTTGCGTTATACTTGCCAGTAACAGGCACTTTATATCCAGCGCTCTTAAGTTGTTGAGCTAAGGACTTGCGTAAGATGTCTGTCATAGCACCATAGTTGGCTATTAACGTTGCCTCAGTTGCCCTAGTTCCTCCAGGTTGTACGCCAAATCCACCTGCGCCTGGGATTCGTGGACCAGAACCAGGTGTTGAAGAAGTGATTAACCCACCGCCACCAGTGCCAGCGCCGTAGTTAGCGCCAGTTAAACCTAGACCTGACATCTTAGTTCTCCCTCAAGAAGTTGCTAAACAGAACAGTAAAGACTCCGCTAGCATTTGGATTTGTTTGTGCAATTGTTTTTAGTTGTGCAAGTGTTGACTCACGGATTACATCTCTTGCCTTAACGTCACGCTCACTACGTGAGTTGTAAACGTTATCCTTGGCGTTGAGATATTCTTCGTAGATAGTAACCATCTTGCGGATAGAATTAGTAGCTGGATTGCTAATCTTTGTTTCAGATAGCATACGCTTTAGGTCATCATATGCAGCCATACGCTTGACATTGTTACCAGCAGAATCTGCAAACTCTTGCTGTAGCAATGGACGTGTAGACTTAAATTCCTTTGACCAAGCGCTCCATACATCGTTGATGCGAGCACGTTCTGAGTCAGTTGCTGCAGACTCTAAAGCCTGCTCGTAGCGGTCACGCTCTTGGTAGAAGAAGTACTTAGACTTAGCAACCATTGTTTCCTGTAGGAAGTCACCAACAAGTTTGTTCTCGCGGTAGCCATTGTCCTTAAGGAACTGGTATGCCTCCCAGCTAAAGGTTCCACTCTGTGGAATCAGGAAGGCTGCACCCTCTGGGTATGCCTTAATAAGATCTTGGTTACCATCAACCCAGTTTGCTGCTGTGTTGCTTGTCTTAAAGTTTGCTTGGAATACTGGGTCTGATTCATTCAGAACGTATGGCACCTGGTTTGGATAGTACTTAGTCCAGTCAGCCATAGCATTACCTACAGGATCTGGAGTATCTTTGTACTCTTCAATAAGTTTTGAGAAAACTTGCTTGAAGTTCATACGTCCGTTCTCACGAACCCACTCAGCCATATCTGACTTAAGCGATGTCGTTGGTGATGCTGGCGCAATAAACCCTAGAGCAAATCGTGTCAGCAAAACACCACTGATGGTTGCACGTAGTTGCTTCTGATACTCAGCTAACTCACCAGGAGTTGCTGTTGCAGATGGAGTATGTCCACCTGCCTCTAGGTATGTAACTGCCTTACGGTATGCAGAGGCATACTGTGAATCTCGCTCGTCTTGGTCAAGTGCTGAGATAAGACGGTTAACGTGTCCAGGCAATGCTGCTTGGAAGATTGATTGACTCTGTCCAATAGAACCAAGTGTGTACTGCTCTGTTGCTTTTACTTCTTTAGCAATCATCGAGATAACTGGAATATCTGATTCAGAGAATAAACCTGCTGTATTGTAAATTGTCTTTAGTGATACGCCAGCGATTGGACCGCTAAATGTTGGCAACCAAGACTCTGTGTTTGCAGATGGTGTCAGCATTTTGAGTGAAGATCCAAACTGCAATGGCATTGGAGATACGAACTTATCGCCTAGTCCAAAGACACTTAATGACTTGTTAACCGCTGCATAGACAGGGGCTACACCTGGGTAAACAAAGTATGCCTCGCCTTGGTCATCACGTTGTACGAAACCTGTATGTGTTACGCCCTCATAAGTCAATGCAATCTTACGCAAAGCCTCTGGGTTATAGCGAACTGTACGATATAGACGGCGGTAAGCATCTTCTGTAGCACGATAGAAACGTGCAAAGTTACGCATAGACCAAGCCATCTGTGTACGCACATCTGGGTTATCCACGAATGCTAGTACTCGCTCAACTGCAAGCTTTTCCGACATCTCAACTACACGACGAGTTGCCTCGTCCTTACCAACCTTAGCTGTTAGATCATCTAAGTATGGCTGTAGTTCCTTGCGGATGTTAAAGGCTGCGTCAATAACAATCTGGTCACGTGATAAACGTGCATTAGCATCTCCCAGCCAATCCCATACGCGGGTATTGAGGTCTGAGATGATGTTTGCAGACTGTGTTGCTGGTATAAATCTAGGACCTGTGATTGATTGAGGTAGGTCTGTACGTTTGGTTGGAAGCCACTCAAGAGAGAAGTCATCTAACTTAGTAGCAAGGTTTCCTGCTTCATCTGCCTGAACGATTCTACCTAGTAGTTCGTCATTAAGAGAACCATCTGCTCGCCCAAATAAAGCCTTGAGGTCATCATAGATTACCCCTGCGTGTTGGTTAGATGTGTATGTCTCATCAATGTAACGATCAAAACTTTTTCTGTGCTTAGGCAAAACATCTGTATCAATGTGCTTAGATAGAGCTGCAACGAAGCCAGCACGGTCATTGCCGAACTGCTTGAGTAGCTTCATACCCTCTGAACCAATTTCATCATTACCTTTGGCAACAATCTGGAATGCCCAAGCGAGCTTTCCTTCTTGATCTACTGGGCTTAGCTGTACAAAAGAACCATATTGACGGGCATAGTCTTCACCATCAATTGAAAAGTCTACGACTCTGCCTTGCTTACGGCTTACCTTAGTAGCACGTGAGAAGAAGTCATTACCCGCGTTAAGGTTATATGCACCTTCGCTAGCAGACTTGAGTAGGTTCTCAAAGTCTCCGTGCATTGCAAACTCATATGTAAACTGGTCAAAGTCCTTACCAAACTTACCAATTTGTGCGTCATTAAACTTATCGCGTAGCAATACTTCAGCAAGTAACTTGCGCTTTGCTAGTTCTTTCTCTGCAGAGTTCTTGAAAGCACCTACTGTTATGACTTCATTGCCCTCAACAAGTTCACGCTTAACGCCATTCTGAATATCTCTGAACTTGCCTAGGATCATTTCCTTATCCTTGGCTTTTGCGTAGCGATTGAACATACCTAGGGCTAGTTCATCCTCTGTTGTACGTATCTTTGTAGCAAGACGACGAGATCTAACTACAGATCCAACAGACTTAATGGCACCTCTTCCATTGGAAAGATAGAAAAGATAATCCTCTAAAGCGTTACGAACTGGGAACCGTGGACCTGCCAAAGTACCTGTAACGAATGTGCTAATAGCATCATCTGCTGCCTTTGAATACTGAGCACCCCAGACAGAACTGATAACTCCATCACGTGCCGCAAAACGATCTAGTTGCTGTGGAGTAATAAAGGCAGAACGGTCATTGAGTTGATAAACATAGGCTGCTGAGTCAAAGCCATCAATCTGTGATGGGATAATTCCATCTGGATTAGCATCATCGAACACACGATTGGTATAAACAGCATCACGACCTACAGTTCCTAGTGTATCTAGGAGTCTGCGACCACCTGCTGTACCACGAAGTCCACGTACTTCACCTACTGCAGACTGTAAACCTGTAAACATCTCACGACGTTGGGCTACATTGCCTGATTGGTAGGCATCACCAAGGATACGTGCGCCGTAACGACCATAGACAAAACGTGCATAACGTTCAAAAGCGATGTGAGCTTTTGGAGATGTGTGATTTCCAAGTTCTGCCATATCTGGAATCAACGCAAACTTGCGGGTGAGGTTATCTAAACGCTTGTTAATGCCATAGATAGAAAACTTATTGTACTTTTCTTCAGACTTATTCAAACGTGCAGCGGTACGTATACCTGCTTCGATAGCAGTCTCTCCTGGACGACCAGCAAGTGATTCAATTGCAGCCTGCTGTGTGGTAACGCCACGGATATCTGCCTCATCAAAGGCGATATTGCGTAAAAAGTTTGCACTGTCTTCGTTAAGATTAAACTTACGATCTGCTTTTGTGTAAGAATCAAGCACTGCGCGACGAACAGGACTCAAGCGAGGCATAATCTTTACTTGGAATCCTGGTTGTCCATAGAATATCGGTTCAATACGCTCTGCATTTGATAGAAATGCCTTGGCTGTATTGCCATCAAGGATGCCACCGAAGTCTTGGTCAGCAAATTTAATAAGTTCTGAGTCAACACCGTTAGGACCAAAGGCTGGATTCAAGCGACGAAGGCGACCAAGAGATTCTCCAACTGCTAACTGATCTCCAGCGCGACGTGCGTCACGATATTGCGTCAAAGTCTTTGTGTAATCATCCCAGAAGCGAGCAACACCAGGCTTAGCAAAAGCATTTTCTACTTTTTCTGCTGTGCCAATTGTGTTCTTTAGCGCATAGTTAGATGCTTGGTATGCCTTATTAGCCTTACCAAGAAGAAGCGTTGGGTCTGCAATGATACGGAAAGCTGCATCTGTTGTACCTGAGATCCAAGTGTATAAACCACTCTTACCTTCAAGGTCTCTTGGAAGAAAAGCGTTAGCAAGCTGACGACCTGGAGAGTACTTAGCAGCATTAACCTTTGCTACTACTTCGTTCATTAGATTGTCTCCTTCAGGCTGTGATGCCTTGGAGACTAATGCCTTTTGATTTGGATTCTGCGCTGTAGCAAGAATCTTATCTAATGGAATACCAGCAGAAATTTGTTGTGCAACGTATACGTAATCTTGACCGTATGTAGACATCGCCTTTTGAATACGACCTGGATCAAATACCATTTCACCATTAGCGCCAGACTTCTTCCAAGCATCTGCAAGGTCTACACCTTGTGTGCCAGCGATAACACCAGTACGGTAAGTACGTGTTACTTGATCTGATGCCCAGTTAGCTGCATTAAAGATTGCTTTAACTGGTTCAACAACAGGACGTGAAATAATGTAAGCAGCTTGACCAATCCAACCACGACGTGGTGATGCGTCATCTTCGCCACCGAAGAACTCTGCCATCTTCTTTTGCTTATCAGGATCTAATTGCGAGAACTGATATGAACCCACCTGTGCAGGTAGATTAGAAAGCTGTACGTGCGTTGAGTACATATCAGATAACGCATTGATCTGATTCTTCTGAGATGGATTAAGACCAGCCTGTTGTGCAGCTTGGTAAATGTTTCCTTTATTAAGGTTCTGACCCATTAAAGTCCTCTGGATTGAGCTTGCTCGTAGAGAGCTGCGATTTCTCCATTAGTATCGTAGGGAAGCATTGTTGCAAGAATCTGAGATAAAGATTCCTGTTGTGGCCTCATACCTAGTATCTCTGGTCCAGGACCAGGTCCTAATCTATTGCCTGCCATAATGTCTTCACCTGGACGGGCTGAGTCGGCAAACAGCGGAGTTAATGGTTGTTGGTTTGCAGCAGCGGCGCGAATATCAGCAGCGGGTGCTGGAGTTGCAGAAGGCTTAGCAGTAGTTGGAGCACCTGCAATATCTTCTGCCATTGCCTTACGATCACCGTAGTTTTGTGACGGTGGTAAATCTTCACGTACGGAGAACTTTCCTGGACCGCCAATTTGTAATGGGCTATCTACCATCGGTATCCTCCTCTATTGTTTCTAAATCGTTTGAAAATTGTTCCCATACTTTGTTTACTTTAGATTGACGGTTAGCATTGTATACTGCTATTTCCATAATCTCTTCAGTAAACGTATGTACAGAACTTGCTATGTTATGTACGAAACCTGAAAGTGCTACTAGGAAATCAGCGAAGTGTACTGGACGTGGAACATCGTTGTTATTATCCACGCCCAGCACCTCCGTTAAGTAAAATTACTTTATCCCTTTTTTACCGCGTTACCGCGACGACCTGCTGGCATCATTGATGGTACTACCTTGCCTGGTCCTGCTGGCTTAGAAGTATCTTTTCTGCCTTCAGTTGGCTTAGCCATTGGTGCTGCTGCACGTGATCCTTTGTTCATTTTACACCTCCCTCGGTTATGCTGCGCCGCTAATAGAAGCTAGCAGGGTTGCTATATCTGGACGTTGTTCTTGACCAGCAGCAGGGGCCGCTCCGCCTTGTTCTGGAGTTGGCTGCGAGGCACCTACGGGGGCCGCACCTGCTGCTGGAGTTCCTGGTCCCCCTGGCATCATAGCCATCTCTGGGGCTGCTGGTTGTTCTTTAGGCGCGAATGCTTTACCGATAACTGTTTCTAACTGAAGACCCTTTTGACGGCCTTGGATAACTTCTGCAATACGGGTGATAATCTCACTAGGGTCTTGACCTTGCGCTGCCAACGCTGGAATGGCCTGAGCATACTGAGCAACAGCCACCCGCAGAGAATCGCGCATTTCTTCGATATCAACACGTTGTTCCTCCTGCGTCACATTAAGCTCCATAGGTATCTCACGACGTACATAGTCACGAGATACAAGCTTGTCTGAACGCATTTGTAATAGAGCGATGATTGCACGGTTTGGATCCATACCAGACATAATGCCGTAACGGACATCTACGCCGTAGTTACCTGCAATCTGCTTTGATGGGATGTACTTCATATTGAATGGAGTACCGTCATCAACGCCCTTGATTTCCTTGGTCATATTACCAAAGATCTTCTCGTCTACTTCAAAACATAGAGATACTAGGTCAGTAAAGAGACGAGCAAATTGTGCTTGTGCTGCTTTGATCTGTGTGTCAAAGCCAGCCTGTAGCGCTTGTACACCACGGCCTGTAACGATAGATGCGTCAATGTTTCCTGAACGAGTCTCAGGGTAACGAGCACCTGTACGTAGTTCACGCTCAAGTACACCAGATTCTGTAAAGACTCCAGGTGGTAGCTCTAGTGGAACACGACGAATACCTTGTGGGTTAGCAGAACGCATAATCGCATCAGGACCAAGTGCCAACTCTTGCACATCTTGTGGGATAGCAATAGGTGCTTGGATAGATTTTTCTGCTGCTTGGATCTGCAATACTGCAAAGCGAGCACGAGCAAGTTGTACTGATAGAACATCATCAAACTGTCCACGTGCTTCACCATCAATAGATGAGCGCATTGCTACACCTGCTAGGCACTTGCCTACTGGGTTAGGTGTATTAGATAGAACTAAGTTCTTACGCTCAGGTAAGAAGATAAGATCCTGATCTTTGTCGTGGTAGCGAACTAGAGATACATAAGGTGAGCCCTGGCCATAGTTAAACTTAGGCATAATCTCACTAGCAAACTCTGGGTACTGAGCTGCAAGGCTTTCTGCATCTGTCTCAATTATCTGCGAGATCGAGATGGTACGACCAAAGCGATCAACTTCAGGATATACACCAAAAGGATTAAGCAGACGTATTCTCGGATTATTGGTTTCATAGTCCATCTCGATAATTGCTGGCAACATACCATAGGTGTTGAACCAGTCAGCACCTGTGTACATCTGAATTTGTAGTTCAGATCCAGTGACGAAAAAATTTGCAATGCGTGTACGTGTATCTGCAGCTTTACGTGCAGAGTCTGAAACCATATTGGTAGCAGCGCAGTTAAATGATGGCAGTGGTGCCATTACTTCTGCAAGGTCACGAGCTGCGACATCTACGAAGTTAGCAACGAGAGGCTTTGGATATTCCTCAGAAAACATCGCAGGGTAAACCTTTGAGATGTCTCCCTGGCGCACTGAGAGAACATCACGCATTCTCTGGTCACGTGCTGAGTAGCGTGTTTGTAGACGTGC